TGTTAACTCCACTATTGCCAGATGTTCTCATAGAACGAACAGAACTATATGCAAGAGGGAACACTAAATTATTTGCTATGGCTTCTTGTAGAACAGTTGTTACTAGTTGATATTTTACACCAGTCACTGATGATATTGAGCTATCAACTGTTAAAGAATTTTGAGAAGTAATGGCTGAGATTCTTCTATACAGAGAATCGTTAATAAGGATGTAATCACCAACTTTTAAATCTGTTAGGAAAGAAGTCCCAACACCAGTTACAGTATTAGTTGCAACTGCAGTAACTGAACCAGTTAAATTAACTAATGCTGGTTGTATGTCGGCTGAGAAAGAAGTCCCAACACCACTGCCAACAGTATAGAAAGACTTAGCATTTCTGTTGAAATCAAATCCAGATTTCATCTGGATATCCCATAGACCTAATTTATATTGTGAAGTAGATCCATAAGGAAGAATATTGTGCCACTCAATAAAACGAGCACGGGCAGTTCCGATTAATTGTGCATTAGAAACTGCTGACGCATTACCTCGATTAGAAGATCCAGTGATACCGTCATAGATATTAACTAACGTACCTGTATCGATAGTTGGTACATAATTTAAGTTAGTTACAATAACATAATTTCCAACAACTGGAGTTATTACAGAATCGATCGCTTGATCATAATCTCTAGCCTTTGGTACTGTTATGTATGCAGTAGCAGGATTTTCAAGTTCTGCTCCAGAAACATATGCTCTTCCAGCATCAATACCGATAGCAAGATCACCTTCATTACCAGTTAATTTTATACCACGATTGTATACTGGATTTTCATCATATTGCCAGTTAACACCGCTATTACCTGCACCATCATATGCTGAGCCAGAATTATGAGTTGGAGGAGTAGTTACTGAAGATGCACTATTTTTAGCAGTATATGTATAACCACCATATGTAACAATATCATTAATTAGATATGCACTATTTTGAGCCCATGCTCCACGATTATTATTACGTGATTCACGAACATCTACAGACCATCCATTAACAGTGTAATCACCATTAGTATCGAATGTTCTTCTTTCCATCTCATTTTGAATCTGAGTATAGATTATATTATATGCAGTTTCTTTAACAATGGTATTAACAACACCACCAGTTACACGAATCAATTCTACGAAGTTCTGATCATCAGTTGACTCCAAAGATCTTTTAGATAGTGTTAAATCAATAAAGTAACGATGAGCACCTGGAGCAGCAAAGTTATAACTATTCTGCGCATTATCTAAAAGAGTTTCATCATCTTCTGCAGTAGTGATATTTTCTGATACATTCAATCCAACACGATATGATGGAGAAGGGTCATATTTGTTTAGTGTAATTGCTTGTGTATCGCAAAGAACAAAATGTCCATTAATGTAATAGACACCTCTCTCAATTGTAGCCAAAGATCCTTTACCTGTAGCTGAACTTGCTTGTGCTTGAAAATAAAAACCAGTATCAGTATGAAGAACTTCATTACCAGCAAAAACTTTTTGCGTAGTATCAGTTGCAGAATTTAAATAGCGAACATAAAGAGTTGTTGGATCTGTATCTTCTGCTCGTTGTGCCTTGATAACCTGTGCTTTTAATCCACTTGAACCTGTGATAACTAAACCCTGCAAAGAATCAATAAATGTAGCAACGGCTACACCATTATACAATGCCTGTAGTTTAACATAATCAATACCTTTTGTAGTATTAGTAATAGTTTCAGCAGATACCTGTCCAGGTATAACCATGGCACCTTGTTTGAAAATATTATCGCCATGGCGAGTAATCTGATTCTGAAGGATTGTCTGGAGTTGTGTTAGTTCACGTGCCTGAACAGCAAAAGAAGGGCGAAACAAAATTCGATAGAATTTTTTTTCTTCATCGAAATCATCATTATACGGTTCGGTATTAAAATCTAGCATTCTTTTTCTTCTTTATGTTAGTTACTATTATTTATTAGAATTTTATAACAGTTCTCAAAGTAACAGTCTGGTCTGCTGTAGGAGTAAATGCTTGTTTATTATCAATAAACAAGATGTGTCCTGAGTATTTATCTGCCGTTGGAGTAGTGACACCAGCTGCACTAAATGTTTGTGCCACAGAATTTAGAAATACAGACCCAACAGCAGGAACAGCATTATCTATAGATTGAAGTAAACAAGAAGTTGTTGTTAGTGCAACAATTGTAAATCTTGGTCCAGTTAGAGTACCAAGTCTTACTTGCATATCTTGTGTAAAATATGTAGTGTTCATAGAAGCAGTTACAACATAGCATGCAGATGCTAGCGCACTTTTTAGGTTTCCATAAGAACCAAACTGTCTGGGGTTTTTAATTATACCAAGTTGTCTGAAGTCATTATTAACATCAAATCCTTGATTTTTATCTTTAGAAATATTAGTATAAAACATCAATGTATTGGCAAACATACCAGTAATTGGATCTTTACCATGACCACCATATGGCGCACGAACTGCTCTAGCTGATGCTCCATATCCAGAACCTGTTATAGAAACATTTGCCCAACGATAACCAGTACCATAATCAACAACAATTAACTTTTTAACAGCCCCATTTACAACAGTAGCTGTTGCACTAGCCCCTGTACCATCACCAGTAACAGTAACAGTAGGAGCACCACCGTATCCAAAACCCCCAGAAATAACTGGGTAAGCCATAATACGACCATCAGGTGTCAACAATTCAGTATTCGCTTGAAGTGTATTAATATCACCTGGAGATAGATCTGCAGTTAGAGAAGCAAGAGTACCATTACCAGTAACAGTTAAGTTAGCATATGTATATCCAACACCACCATCGTCAATCTGCACACCATAAATCTGTCCATTGTTTAATATAGGAATTAGTTTGGCTTCAGATTTTATACCTGCAAAATAACCTGTTCCACCAGCCCCACCTGAAATCGGAGAGAACGATATAGATGGTAGTGTAGAATAACCAGCACCATATTTTAGAGTAGCAGTACCAGTTGCAGGAGAGCCAACATATGTTAATGTAGCAGTTCCATTAACAACTGCTCCAGAAGTGTGGCTCGGTGTAGTAGATGCATGGGATGTTCCTGCACCAGTCACAGTATATAATCTAGTTGAAAAGTATACCTGTTGTCCAACAGTATATACAGTAGAATTTGTAAATAAAGTTCCAAATCTTACAGTTGGAACGCTAGTAAAATTTATTCCAGAATTAGTTATGTATACTCTTTGTACAGAAGTACCACTCATAATTGAAGAACCAACAAATCCAGAACCACCTCCACCAATTAATGTTACAGCTGGAGCAGATGTATATCCTGATCCAGAAGTCGCCATAGTAATATCATAAATACTACCATTAAGAGTAACACCAGTTATTACACCACTAGAAACTATTGGTGTACCAGTTACTCTTGAACCAATATATTTTAGTGCTGCAGTTCCATTGGCAACAATTCCAGATTTATGAGATGGGGCAGGAGTTGCTGTGGTGCCAGTAAGAGTTGCAATATAAATGTTATTATCATGCTCCACCAATTGTCCAAGAAGAATACCTATGTTAGCAACCCAGTTATTTGCACCATTGAAAGGAGGAGTCATTAAACATGTGGCTCCACCACTATATCCAGTACCTCCAGTAGTTATATTAACACCAGTTAGTAATAGAGGATCTGATGCTCTATATCCATCACCAGCAACTGAAATGCTTGCTGTGGTATAATTCTGCCCACCATTCTCAACAACTATGTTTAGGATTTCGCCATCAGAATAAAACTGAGATCTTAATGCATTAACAACAGGCATATAGACATCAGTCAAGAATTTATTGCGCAATGCAATTGGAATACTATACAAATATTTCCACATATATCCGTCTGGCATGATAACAGGATCTACAACAGTACCAATTGGTTTGTAAGTAGAAATCGCATTATTGTTGTTATCGAGACATTTATATACGTTGTATTCATCTGTCATTACATAACAGTTAGTGTCTTCTAATTTTTGAGTTCCAGAAGGTGCTTTAGTGATAACACCAAGTGCAGCAGCACCTTCTCCACCACCACCTAAAATATTAACTGTTGGAGCAGTTGTATAACCTCTGCCACGAGAAGATAAAATTATTGATGTAACGAATCCATCTGTTAGTTGTGCTGTTGCTGTAGCACCTGTACCACCACCACCAGTAATAGTTACACTTGGTGTATCTGAATAACCATATCCACCAGAGATTAAATTAATACCTTGCAGTTCATCACTATATTGATCATCATACATATCATAGATTGTACCAGAAATCCAGTCTCTGCGTAGAATGACGAAAGCCACGTCTGTGGACTTTATCTCCTTCATTGTAATTATTTCGTTACGTGTTTGTAACTCATAGTCAAAACTATCAATAGGCAGTGGAGGTGTATCCGAATCTGTCCAACTGAGAGATTTTCCTAAGAAATAATAGTATCGTGATGTACGATTCTGAAGTTCATTATACAACCCTTCTGCAATCGAATTGTGTAATGGTGATTTCAGTAGTGATGCCATTTAGATTTTCCTAGTTTAGGATACAGTAACTTTCCATGTGATGGCGATAGAATCACCAGCAGCTTTACTAACAACTGGGAAGGTTGTACGACACATCATAGTACCAGCAGCTGCACCAGCTGAAGATGGGTTAAAAATTCCCGCTTCAGTAATAGATCCAGTACCAGTACCAGCTGGAAATGTAGCAGTCGCAGTAACTTCATTACCAGAAGTACCACCTGCAGAGAAAGAAGAAGTCGCAACACGACCAGCCTCAGATGACAAAGCAGTCTGAGTAGCAGCTGGGGTTGTAGTTCCAACACCAATGGCCATTGTGTTCATAATCTGCGTAGAACCAGAAGTCATACGTTGTGCAATATATGCTTTACCAACAGTCATAACGAGATTCTTTACACTACGTGTTTCTTTAATCTTGCCTTGTTTATCGGTAACAACAATTTCTACATGTCCTGTTGCTTTTATATCTTGTTCGTTTAAATTCATAAGAATCTCCTATTGAGTGATTTATTATACACCAGCCCCAGTAAAGGTCTGATATCCGTATCCTTGCCCTGCAACATATAGAACTCCAACGTATAAACCATCGTCATGCAAGAAATAATCTCCTGCAGCATATGGGTTAAGATCTAAAACACCACTCTCACCACCAGTGGGTAAAGTAATACTATTATCGCCAGCATATGTAGCAGTACCAACAATGTAGTACTGACTATTTAGGGTAGTTGTTAAAGAGAATGCAGGGTTTGTTCTATTTAGGTCAGATGCGCTTGAGGCATCTGTATCCAGCATAGTGGCAGTTTCAGTATCTGTAGATGAACCATCAAGTAAATAATGTCCAGCACTTAGTACTTTATTACTATCAATTGCTGAAATGCCAAGTCTGGTTCCTAGAATACCAGCATAATCAACTTCTGTCATAGTCGCTGTATTATCGTCTAATACATTATCATAGTTAAATGTGTTGTTATAAAGTAACTTAGAAACATTTAAAATTGGTAGAGTTCTACCAAGATCTGCAGTATAACCAGTTTCAGTCATTATAACAGATTCATCGTCTGTCGTAGTTCCATTGTTAATAAAGTGTCCAAGACTTAAACTCTTGGAGAAGTCAAATATATTTGCACCCAAACGAGTGCTAGCATCAGCATATGTAGATGTAAGTTCGCTTGGAGTTACATCCTGCGATTCTGTGACTAAACCATAATTTAATGTAGTACTATTAATTGGTTTTGATAAATCAAGATACGGAAGTGTTCTCGTTAAATCACTCGCATATCCAATTTCTGTTATAGTTACAGAATGTCCATCAGCGTAATTATCATAATTTAATGTAGTATCATCAATCGGTTTTGATAAATTTAAATACGGGACAGTTCTAGTGAATAATGTTCCAGTAGTATCGCCAAGCATGAACGAATCGTTCACAGTTACGTTTAGAATCTTTAACATAGACTCCAAAGTAATACCGACATTAAATTCATTTCGAATATCATATTCACCGAAAATTGCCATACCAGCGGGGTGAATTAAATTCTTAACAGCGGTTTTGTAACTGTCTAATGCTTCATCAATCTTAATAACATAAGAGTATGATTGATAGTAACGACTATCTTGGATATAAATTGCATCATCCAAGAATCCATCATTATTAATATAATAACCTGGATATTTTGCAAGTGGTCCAAGAGTAACTTTAAGAATAGCTGGTTCAGTTGTAGATGCTTGAGAATCTACAGAACTAATACCAAATTCACGAACAACAAGACCAGCATAAGTTCCATCTATTGCTGGTCCAGTCGCATAGTTAGAATCTGCTGGTACCTGTTGGTTATAGTCTGCCACACTGAATGTTCCACTCTCAGAGAAGCCATCCATACCTTCTGATATGGTTAATGTACTTAATGTATTAACCCCACCAACTATAGAATCTACACGCTGAATAATTGTTCCTGCAGTACCAGCTACATCCTGACCACTTGTAGAAGAAATTGTAGTAGTAAAGTCAGTGGTATATCCAATACCATATTTAATAAAAACAGCAGATGCCATACCACCTGTTGATGTTACACCTGAAACTTTTAATATAGATCCATAACCATCAAAGTTTTTAACATTATATAAATCACCTACTTTAAATCCAGTTCCAGGTTGTTGAATTATAAGGCTAGCTGTTGTAGTTAAGATCGTACCATTAAAGAAAATGCCATTGGCATCATCTCGATAACGTAATCTATCACCGACAGAAATATTACCGAAGAAACGACGATCTATGATAAACTCATAAACATCATCAGAGATTCGAATTGCACGATCTACTTCTACCTCAACATACTGACGACGATCAACTAAGACACGAATGATTTTAGTAGTTGTTACAACATCAACAAGTTTACCGACGATATCGTTTGGGTTTCCTTGAATGATTCTAACGAATACTGATACATCTTGATTCCATTTACCATCTGATGCACGTAGCATCTGTTTCGATGGATAGTCTAGTGTAACTTCCTTATTGAAAAGAATCCTGAATAAAAGTTTAAATGAGTTCTCAGAACCTTTAGCACGATAATGATCTTTAATATGTTGTAATAAAAATCTCTCATCTATAGTAGAATAAGGAAGTTTAGCAGCTAACTCATTTTTAAAATAACTAACAAAACTTTCTAATGTGTTATCTAAATCACGTGTCGTATTTAAATTTACCTGAGTCGTTTCAAGAAATTCATAATATGCTTGTAGGAATTGTACGAATGTGTCGTACTCTTCTCTTACGAATTCTGGTAGCTGGGATTTGACCAGCGACTTTAACTGCGGTTTTGTGATTGCCATTTTATTAACTAATTATGATCTACTTGAAGCGAATGTATAGTTATAACCACCACGTAAATCCCCAGAAGCAGTTTTATCCGCAATAGCTGTTATGTATAAGTGGTCAGTTGCAATTTCTGCAATTTGTGTAAGTGCTGAAACTACATCATTGGATAGCGGACGAATTGAAATTTCTAAATCAATATCTGCTAGTGCAACAATATTTAGATTGCGTATATCAACATATCCTTTGGCATAATCAATAGTTCCCAATTGATTGTCTACAATAATTTTAATACCATTATCGCCATATCTCCAAAGACGAACATATTTAACACCATCATCGTCAAGATAGTGAATTTGATCCGAACCAGAAATATAAAAACCAGTACTACTAAAAGCATTTTCTGGAAGCCCAGTACTCAAAATAGGGTTAATCATATTAAGAATATACTGAGCACGTACATTATATCTTGGAGTTAGTTGTCTACGAAGAAGAACAGTTGTAATATTATTTACGATAGATGTATCTGTTTCATCTATAAGTTTACTCAATTTAGAGAATCTAAAAACACCATCGAAAGTTTGGAGATCTGTATTATTATATTCCATGACTGCTGTTCTAACTCGACTAGCAATTTCATCTGATGTTTTTGTTGTTGTTTGTTCGTTATAATAAACAGTTACATGTAAAGCAATATTAATATATTCTGGATCTACAATTTCTGGTATAACTGAAACAACACCACGTTTGCCCAAAACCGTACTAATAATATTAGCCTTTTGGATTGATGTTAACTTACTAGCATTTCTAGGTTTAACACAAATGTATGTTTTGCCATATACTGGAGGATCATTATCCTCACCACCCCAAACTGTTACTGATTGTGCTTCTGGAACAGCAGAATAAATCAATGCTTTGTAGTCATCTGGAGTTACTGCACGATTTTGTGCTGCATATGATCTTGGCGCATTAAAACGAATACTTTCTGTGTCTTCACGATCAGCACCATTATTGGCAGGATCGTTTGTTGTAATAGCAACAGTAGCACCAGAAATTAAAGTTGATCCATTATATGTGAATGATCGTGCACCATTTGGTGCTTCTAAACTAGATACAAAATAATCTAAGTGAACTACGTTACCAGCTTCTAGTGCTTTACCAAGATTATCATCTCCGAATGTTAGTTCATATAAACCATCATCAATTTCTTTCGTCCAATATGCAAGAGTGCTATTATCAATATCTACAAGTTCTCCTGCTTTATACCATGTCTCATAGACGTTGGAAGAAGAATTTTCTTGTACTCTAACCTTTAATGTAGCAAGATCAATACCAAGGTTTGGTATAACATAACGTGTTCCAGCAGAAACATTATATTGATAAGAAAGAGGAGTACCTTCAATGATAGAAACATCAGCAAATGTGTATGAATTGGCTACTCTATTCACAGTTATAGTTCCCTGTGTATAGAAAGTATATGTCTTTCCATTTATACTACTTGTGAATGGACTATATGAAGGTAACGATAAATTTCCAGGAGAAGAAGTTCCACCAGAAACTACTATATTGACTGTTGCTTGAGAACATGTTGCTGATCTTGGAGAATAACCAAGCATCTTAGAAATAGAAACTACACTGTTACGTTTTCTAGCAGAATCAAGAAACATCTCATTAATAGACATGTTATTGTACAAAGCATTATAATGCGTGTTGTATGCTAAAACATCTATTAAAACTGACATAGCAGAACCTTCAAAATCGTAATCTTGAAATTCTGTCTGTCCTTTTAAAAAATTCTTTAAGTTTCCTTTGATACCATCAAAGTCTAACTCTGTTACGGTGATTCTTTTATTTGCCATTTTATCGTGTTCTCTCTAGCGTTAGGTCAAGAGTTAGTGGTCTTGTTGTATTAATAACTTGAAATTCTATAGAAACTCCAACTGAATAAGAATCTTCATCTACGCTAACTATTACATTAATTAGCTCTACTCTTGGCTCGAAGTTATTAATAGTATTAATAATAGCCTGTTTTAGGGAAGCTGCAAGTAGAGGAGTTGCTGGCTCGAACAGTAAACGTCTAATAGGACTACCAATTTCACTATGAAATGGTCGTTCAAAGTTGTTGGTTAGGATAAGATTTTTTAGCGCAGTCTTTATGGCATTGTCGCCATATCGACGTGTCAAATCCTTAGTCACTGGGTGAGCCGTGAAATTGAAGTCTAGATCAGAGAAGATTCTTGTATTTCTTGCCATATTCTTATTTAGGTTACTCTACGTTCGTTTTTGCAGATCCATCTTTTACTTTATCACCACAAGAAATTGAATCTCCAATTCTTGCTGCAGCCTTACCTTCAAAGAAAGTTTTAGATGCACCAGAACTTATATTTCTAGCACTAATAGGATGTATACTACTTCCCACCTGCTGTTGTGTGAATTTAGAACCAACTAGTCCTATAGCACCCTCTGCTACAAAACTTTTGGTACATACTTCAGTAGTCAATGCATTTGCAGGTAAACCACAAGATGCATCTGACATAGCTCCCTTATACGTTACCTTAGCCATTATGCTTTATTCTTTGGAGGTATTGGATTAATTAAGACGAATCCCTCAGGTATCCCTTTAGCATTTCGTTTATAAGTTGTGTCATTTACCATAGTGAATGCCATCTTACGATTACCACCTGCTGGTGATCCTGGGGCTTTGTAGCTAGAATGAATCCACACTGAAGTCGGATTTCTATATTCTAAAATCATCTGATCATATGTTACTAGTGGTTCCATCTTCTGAACGAGATCATATGTTTTATTACTCACATCTGCACCTAGTAAACAAACATCAAAACAGTGTCCCTTACAGTGATCTGATGTTGCGCTCTCATAACTAACAACACCCTTTAATCTATAACCAGAAGAAATAGTCCATTGTTTCTTATATCCACTTATGCCGTTTGGAAGAACAGCTAGATAATTTTCAAGTAGATTCTGAGCACTCATCGCTAAATTACAAACAATTTCTTGAACAGTATATAATCTTAATGGTGTATTAGCCGTTGGTTGAAGCATTTGGTCAACAAGTTTATGTTTTCCATTAACACCACCATCCATTAACATACCCAATGTAAAATTCTTAGATATCGTATAGTCATTAGTGAAATTCTTAGTAGTATAGATTATCTTACAATCAGCAGCAACTGGTTTAGATTGTGCTCCACCAGTTGGTGTTGGTGCTTCTTCTGTTGCAACAGGTGCTGGAGCATTAGGCTCGCCCTTTTGTGTTTGTATTTGTGATTGCTTACGACCTTCTGGTGTATTAAAATCTTCTGGGGTTTCTACTGCAGCCTGTTGTTCGAGTTCTCTTTCTGGAGGAATTAAATAAGGAATAGTTGGATTTAAAGGTTGCCCTGCTGGTGGTGGTGTACCTGCTACAGTAGAAGGTGCTGTTGCGCTAACACCAAAATTACCTCGACTATAATTAACATTCATAACACCAGAAGAATTAATATCAACAGTTCCACTCGATCCTATTTTCATAGCACTGTCAGCTAACTGATTAATATTTGCAGCCTGAACATTAAAATCACCAACTGCCTTAACATTAAAATGACCACCAACTGCAATATCTACATCGTTTGCCACTGCAAGTGATACATTATTTCCAACTCGAACATTTGCATTAGACGAGACTTCAATGTTTGCATCTGATCTGCAGAATATATTTGCGTTTCCATCAGCAGTTAGATTATATTCACCAGCCACATGGATAGAACCATTTCGTTCCATTAGTGTGAAATTATCACCAATGATATAATTTACCTGAGTTCCATTTGGATCAATCTCAGTAAATGTACCAGAGCGATGATACGTATGTATTCTCTCATGTCCAGGACTATCATCAAATTCTTGAATGTGACCAGACTCAGTTTCCATAACTTTATTGAAAGGATATTTTGAGCCAAAGCCATTATTTGGTTGATCCCATGATCCTTGATCTACTGCTTTCGGCACACCCTTTTTTATATTAGAATCTTTTTTCTCTATAACAGTTCCAGTAATTATACCACGTGCCAAACGATTTGTGTCTGGCTCATTAATATATGATTTTAAAGGATACTTATTATTTGGATCTCTAAATCCAGTATTATCTGAACCTCGTTTTTTAGATTCTGCAGATGGTCCAGGAGTTGGAGAAGATCCATCTTTTGGTGGTGTTGCTGCTTTTGTTCCTGCGTCTTTTTCTACTACACCACCTGCTACTTCTCCATAAAAATATTCATAATAAGATAATTTACGTGCTGCGATATCTGGTGAGTTAACACCAACTGCTTTTTTAGCAGCATAAAAATATCCAGGATGATCTGTTGTTTTTGCAGAAGATGGCACTCTGTCTTTAATATAGAGAGCAGCAACTAAAGCAGATGTATTAATATCAGTATCAAGTGAGTCAGGATTATTGATAAGATCTAAATTTAGACCCATCTTGTTTGACATGTCCTGATACTTTTTATAGTTTGCTTTACCAGTTAACTGAATAAATCCACGACCGAAATACTTACCACCATCTTCATCTGTTTGATTACCAAGAAAGTTTTTACCACGTGTAGTTGGTCCATAAACCCAAGAGAAAAATTGTGCTCTAGTCATTCCCTTTTTTGATGCTTGTGAATATTGTTCAGCAGTAGCATCAGTCGCAAAAGAAAATATTTGTTTCAGACGATCTTTACTGTAATTATAACTTTCTAATTGTGGGATCCAACCAGACTCACCACCAGCAATACCAAGCAGCGCACACTTCTGTTCTCTGGTAGTTAATCCAACTTTATCACATGCAGCAATAAGTGCTTTGATGCCTTCCTCCGCTTTAGCAGGATTTAGAGATGCACCTTTTGGTGGTTTTGTAGGTATTGCAAGATTAGTTTTCGTTGGTTGAACTGGAGATTCTCCAACGGTAATTGGTGTTCCATCTCCAGAAGTAACTGGTTTTCCTGAGCCATCTGTCAAATAATTTTGTGCTTTACTTGCATTAACTTCTGCAAGATTAGTGGGTGCATCTTTAAATGTTATGATATTTTCACCATAACCTGCAACTACATTATTAATAGTTATCTGAGTGCCACTATCTACACTAACAATAAATGTATCTTCAGGTAACTGAAAGCCAATAACTTTCATATTGGCTTTTAGATCTTTAGTTAAATCAGTTCTTCCTGTTGCTTTGTCTATGAATGTTAATTTCTTTCCATTAACTGGACCAACAATAGTTCTCAACTCTATCTTAGAAACTTCTGTGCTATCTTCTACAGGACTAGAGTTGTCATCATCATCAATAGCAGTTGGTGCTTGTGGTATACCACCAATAGTACCAAGTATAATTGGTTGTTGTTGATCTTCATCAGCAAACATAATAATAACAGTAGTACCTTCAACTGGACCAACTGGAGTATAACCAATACCATTCATTGCAGCAGAACCAATTTGTTGTACTGGAAGTGCCCATGGTAATTCATTAGTCGGTAATTGAGTTTTATCATGGGTGTGTAATCCCACAATACGAACCTGACAACGACCAAGTTGAAGTGGATCTGATCTGTTTTCTACAATACCTGAATAAAACATTATTTTTTCGCCTTATCTACACTCATTAACAAACTATCTTTAATCAATTCCATATGACACTCATGCATTTCTTTATCTACATTATGATTGATAGCAGAAATTATATAAAAACCTGAAAACATTTTATCTTCGATATCTCTATCACTGCTTCTTAATGGTTCTACTTTATTCAATCTAACTTCTACTTTTTGCCCGACTGTATAATCTAATCTTCCAGGAACAGAAATGTGAATCTTGTTCGCCTCTGCTGCTTTCAATAAAGAAATTCTTTGTTGAATTGATTTAAAATAACTAAGATCACCACCACCACTAAATCCGTCAGTGTATCTTGGTATAATCATCATGGAAGAATTTGTTCTAAAAATAGAATTTAAAGAAGCCACGTTATATTTGTTGAGATGTTTAGATGTATCAAATTTATCAAACATATTATATGTCTTAACTCTATAAGACTTTTTAGTTAGATCATACGAAGTTGCTTTAGAAGCAAACATACCACTTCTTATTCTATCAATATAATCAAACCCTATTGGTATACTTATTAGGTTTATTCGTTTGAAATCTTCAGTTACATTTCTAGCATCTTCTCCATTAGGCTTTTTATCACGTGTATATCTGTCATAAGTAAACTTCTGCACCGATTGAGATTCATACATAGATTCTAAACTAGTGAAATAAAATCCATCTCTATTTTCGAAGAATAAAAAACTTGGAGAGTTATTGTTATTTTCTGCAAACTGTGCAGCATAATTAATGGACTTAACAGGAGACCAAAAATTAGATATGAATTTAACTGAACGAGATGATTCTTCTGATATAAATCTTTTAGTAGATTGAAGACCATCAGTTTTATTTGTTAGTATATCTGCAATAACATCATTAACTTTACCAGTATAAACTCTGCTAATCTTTTTATTTAAATCAACAATGGCTTCCATTGATATAAAATGTAACTGATATGTAACAGACTTATCTCCAAGCAGTTCTCTATCAGTTAATTTGTAAATATAAAATGTACCTTTAATATTACCCTTGGATAAGGTTGGAGTACTAATATCAATTTCTACTTGTTCCTCACCAGTGAATGGTAATAAATTAACATAATCTAATGATTCTTTAAGTACAAGAGAGCCTGTGATAAATGGAGAAAATAAGTCTTCGAATATTTGGATGTTAATAACCTGAGCAGTAATATTCTGAGAGTTACCAGATCTGGTAACAATCTTAATAGAATTTACGTTTACATCACCAGCGAATCTTATTGTTTTGGCTGTCATTTAAATCAAATCTTTGTAATTCGCCAGAATAGTGCTAATTAAAGAAGGAGAAATTATTTTTATTCTTCTCTTTCTTTCATTTATTCGTTCTTCATATTCTCTATTAGATACTGAAACACCACCCATAACTACATGACCATTGGCATCTTCATAATGACGAATGCTATCTGCAGTGGCTCCATATTTTGAATCTACATATTCTTGAAGAGCACCATACGTTAGTGGCCAGTCAGCCAAATAATCATAACGATTATTTGCTAACATTATAACCCAATGATATTCTGGACTACCATATATTTTCTCAGCAAGAATTTCTGGAGTATCTCCATCTTTAATATCATATGAGTCATATGTAGTTACATTAGATAGAATTTCTTTTCTAAAACGAATATTTGTAGTAATATCCGTCATGGCAATAAGTTTATGAAATTTTCTAGTGATACCATATGGATTAGAAATTGTTACATCTGGTATAGTAGTATATCCAGTTCCTGGATTTGTTACAACTATAGATGATATCTGTCCACCAATAACTACTACTCTTCCAGTTGCAGATACACCAGCTTCACCATTATCGGGTGGTCCAAATATACAAGTTGCTGAAGTATATCCAGAACCCACGTTCGTTACAGTAATTGCATTCACACCACCACCAGCCAAATCACAGATTGCATATGCCTGAGTGCCAGTGCCAGCCTTTGCTTCTATGTCAAAATCATATAATATTTTTTGAAAATTTTCGAAGTACATTATAGACCTGCCTTAATCTTATCTTTTGTCAACAGAGCCAATTCTCTAAATGCTAAAGTAACATTAATTTGAGTTGGCATGCCATCAGCAAATGTAGTAAATTGTCCATTTGGAGTATAATCAATATCTAAATCTGTAAGAACACATGACGTATGACGATGTAAATTTAAATTCTCTTCTCCACCCTGATAGTAAAAAATATCAAATTCAGAAGGATAGAGATAAACGAAGTTATTGTCATCTTTAAATTCTGGATGCATATGAAACTTAAATTCTTCAATGATCCTAAGTACATTTTGTGCTTCGCTATAATCTCTTGGAAAGAATTGATATTCAAAAGAGAACGATCTAAAGTCAACACCCTTAAATACTTGTTCTTTCTTAGGATTTGCTGCCATGCCAAGCATCTGTGAATTTGCTTCGGCATTTGGTCCTTTTGATAATGCTAGGTTTGTGATAACTGCCTGAGCCACACCAGTAACATTACTTTCTTTACTAGATTTTCCAAGCGCATTCATAATAGCATCAGCTGTTTCTCCACCAAGTGCTTTTACCATACCAAGCCCAGCAGTATCAGTGGAGTCATATGTAACTCCATACTTTATACCAAGTTTGTTTGGTATATGTAAAGCAATAGCAGTCTTTAATCTTTTCTGAGATCTTAACTGATCAGTAGTCATTGTAGATGCTACTGCAATACCAACAGTTCCAATATTTGCTACAGCTGCACCTTTAGCTGCATTACCAACACCCTCAGCAACACTTTTAGCTGGACCGAATCCGATGGTTCCACCTGCAATACCAGTAATAGTATTAACCCCAGCATTTGCTCCGATAAGACTCTTTTGATCCCAATTCATGGCACGATTATCTCCAACATCTCTGGCTGGGAAATCATCTACCGTATCTGCTTTATATTTTGATATTAACTTCGAATCTTCTGCTACGTTAATGTAAAAAATAACATAGTTACCACCATACCTAAAATCAGTAGTTAAATCATCAGGATACTGATAATTACCGATGTCATACTTACCAGTTTCTTTACCAAATTGTTCAAATTTAGTTGCTTGTTTTTCTGGATAAGTTTCTCTCTTAGAAACAGGTACGGCACGTGTTTGCGCTTGAACCTCTGCCTGATTATCAGGTGTTTCTACTGGCTGATCTTCTGGTTCGCCATCGTCGTTATATTGTAGTGCCATTTGGTTTCTCTAAATAAAGGGGATGTTATTTATTTCTAATTAGTTATTTATGTTCCATAAAAGATCGTTCAAGCCAGTTTTTGCAGAAAAATATGCAGGGGATCCTACAAATATAATTATGAGATCTAGCTGGGAAACACGCTTTGCCATGTGGTGCGATAAGAACCCTAGTGTTATTAAATGGAGTTCAGAAGAAACTGTTGTTCCATATCGTTGTCCAACAGATAACCTGATCCATCGTTACTTTGTAGACTTTAAAATACAGGTTAATTCTAATGACGGTAAGTTGAAAACATACTTAATTGAAGTTAAGCCAGAGAAACAAACCAATCCTCCACAATATCCTGGGAAACAAACCCAGCGTTATCTACAAGAATCGTTTATGTATATCAAAAATCAAGCCAAATGGGCTGCTGCAAGAGCATACGCTAAAGATCGTGGATGGGAATTTAAAATAATAACAGAACACGAACTTGGTTTGAAGTAACCTAAATAACATTATGGCTAAAAAACCAATGCAAGACGTATTTGAACGTAATCAGTACGATCTATTAACATCAGTTAAACGATCTACTAGTTGGTTCAACAAACAGGTGAGTTCTCTCGCCCAGCAAAACATCACCCCAAATCAAGTGATAAAAGGTGATCCTTCACAGAATACAACTACTATACAACCTGGAAGTTTGTATATGTATGCTTATGATCCAAAAACAAAAGAGGATCTTCCATACTATGATAGATTCCCTCTAGTGTTTCCATTTAGAAAAACTGCAGATGGATTCTATGGTCTTAATATGCATTATCTTCCATACGACCTTCGAATCTATTTATTAGATGCTCTGCTAACCTTTAAGAACAATAGTCGTTGGGATGAAACTACAAAGTTGAAATATTCATGGGCTCTTATAGATGGTGTTTCGAAATACAAAGCAGCCCATCCATGTGTTAAACAATATTTAAATAGTCATGTAAGAAGCCAATTTAGAAGAGTTAGTTCTGCTGACTGGGCAACTGCTATGTTGCTTCCTGTAGAACGATTTGTTGGCGCATCTAAACAACAAGTCTGGTCTGACTCCAGAAAGAAAATAAGAAAACTATAATGGCTGAACTAAACGAATTTGTTGCTCAAATAAAAAGAGGTGGATTATCTAGAACTAATAGATTCCATGTTATGTTCCAACCACCTTTTCTGGATCCAGAAGTGATAGGATTAGTTGGATTACTTTGTGACCAAGTACAAATTCCAGGTACTAATTATTCAACAACACAGAATAGAGCATTCGGTGAATTTAGAGAAACACCATATGAAAGACTTTACGAACCAATATCAATGTCATTTTATGTAGACAGAGCAATGGCAGTTAAAGAATTGTTTGATACATGGACAATCTCTATTCAAAATCCAGATACTCGTCTGTTCAGCTACTATAAAGAATACATTACAGACATTACAGTATTCGTGGAAGATCTAGAAAATAATGTTAGATATAAAGTCACTATGTTTGAAGCATACCCAAAAAGTGTAGGTGCTATACAATTAGATACAACTTCAAAAGATGTCATGAAGATGTCAGTGAACTTTGTCTACAAATACTATATTACGGAAAGAGTTGCAGATGGATTTAAATTATCTGATGAACACATATCCCAGACTTATGGGGTGATTCCAGATTCAGCGAGCAGATATAGTCCAGACTTTACAACAACTGTTGATTCAGTTAGTCCAAAACAACAAAATACATTAGTGGACAAATTGAAGAATTTTGCTATAGGTGCAATTGGTGCAAAATTAGTTACAAAAATACCAAGTCTGTTAAGAAGACGTTAAGGAGATAAAGATGGCTGATGAAATTAAAGAAGTTAAAAAAGACGAAGACTGGATGCAGAAAAAGTGGCGTCCAGCTATGGGTTGGATGTACATGATTGTGTGTATGTGTGACATGGTTATATTTCCAGTTCTGTGGGCATTACTACAGGCAACAATGAAACAGCCAGTCACTCAATGGAATCCACTGACACTACAAGGTGCTGGTTTGTTTCACTTAGCCATGGGTGCGGTATTAGGTATCGCAGCATTCGGAAGAACTCAAGAAAAGATTGCAGGAACAGCAACAAATGCTACACCTACTATCACACCAACAACTCCAGCATTCCCAGTTGCTGGTGTACCTGCGCCAGCATTCCCAACCCCTGCGCCAGCAGCAAGTTTTGGTGCAGGATTTCCAGGTGACCCACCAACAAGAAACACTAGAAACGATTAATAAATATGAAAATTGATGATTCTTTGTCACAAGTCTTTGATATCCCTTCAATACCAAAGAATGAAATGATTGTTGCTGAAACAGGAGAAATAGTAACTCCACCAAATGAAAGAATTGAATCTGACTATGATACAGCCAGAGATAATCTTCGTGAGTTACTTACTACAGGACAAAATGCTTTAATGCATGCTTTGGAAGTAGCAAAATCTAGTGAACACCCACGTGCTTTTGAAGTCGTGGGTAATTTGATGAAACAGTTAGCCGATGTTAACCAACAACTTATGGATATACATCAGCAAAAAGCCAAACTTGATGCACCTTCTAAATCAGAAACGAGTAAGAAGGTGACAAACAATGCTATCTTTGTAGGTAGCACAAGTGAGTTGAATAAGTTAATTAAGAATATGTCTAAAGGAGAATAATATGTCTTTACCAATGATGAGTACACCAACATACAGTATGGTGGTTCCCTCAACTAATGAATCGATTAAATACCGTCCATTTCTTATTAAAGAAGAAAAGGCTCTGCTGATTGCCCAACAAAGTGAAGATTTATCTGTGATGGTAGATAGTCTGAAGGGTGTTATCGGCTCTTGTGTTCTTGATAAGATTGATATTAACAAACTGGCAACATTTGATCTTGAGTATATGTTTACTCAGATTCGTGCTAAGTCTGTTGGAGAAATTATTGAAATTTTAGTCCCATGTGATGTAGATCATGGTGAAGAAAACGACAAAGCCAAAGTTAAGATTAGTATTGACTTAACAAAACTGTCCGTAGAAAAAGATGCAGACCATAATAAAAAGATTGAGTTGTTTGGAGATGTTGGTGTTGTGATGAAATATCCAACAGTAGAAATGTCCAAGAAACTAGAACTTGCAGATACAGAAAATATCGACAATATCTTTAAGATTATCGCAAATTCAATAGATTATATCTATCAAGGCGATGAAATTTTCCATGGTCATGAACAAACAGAAAAAGAACTTTTAGCATTCGTTGAGAATTTAACTTCAGAACAGTTTCTGAAAGTACAAAAATTCTTTACTACAATGCCTAAGATTAAAAAAGATATTGAGTACACATGTCCCCTTTGTAGTAAAGAACATAAGAAGACATTGGAGGGACTCCAAAGTTTTTTTTAATAAACCTTTGTCATGAGACATTGCACAATTATTATAAGATGAATTTTGCTTTAATGCAATACCACAAGTACTCGCTTACGGAAATTGAGGAAATGATACCGTTTGAACGAGAAATATATGTGCATATGTTGATTCAGTATTTAGAAGAAGAAAAACGTAGATTAGAATCACAAAAGAGAGTAAGATAAAATGGCAAAGAGAACCAGCAACAGTTCGGTAAATTCTAGTATTAGAGAACAGACCAGTACTACTACTGAAGGATTCTCACAAATTTTAGCAGTTCAATCTGCTACATTAGGTGAGTTGACTTCCATTAAACAACTAATGGAATTATCGAATAAGGTTCAATCTGCCACTGCTGCTAAACTTGGTGGAGGACAGGCAAGCGATACTGCTATCCTCGCTAAAATTAGAGATACTCTATCTGATCAGTTAAAAACTACGAAACGAATGGGGAAGTCTGACGAAGATTTCCAAAAAGAATGGGACAAAGAAGCCAAAGCAATATCTGAAATTGCTAAAGGTATGACAACATTCAAAACACTCGGCGAAAAGATTCAAGATAAAAAAGACAACTTAAAACAATCTCTATCTGTTAGTAATGTGAAACAGAAGGTAATGGGTGCACTTAACATCGGTGGTGTATTCAATAAAAGTATGGAAAGAGAAAAGTTTATTGAAAAACAAAAAGCACTCGGTAATCCAGGAACACGTGAACAGCTGAAAAAAGATTATGAGGGTGCGCACAATGCGTCAAAAGAAATAAAGAAAAATGAAGCTGCTATAGAAAAGTTTAAATCTATTACGGGTCATAGTGATGACGAGATGGGTAAATCTAAAGCAGGTCGTGCTTTATTAGATAAACGACAAGCCAGTGCAGATGAATATGCAAAGTACGATTATAGTACTGATGTGAAAAGTCCAACTCCAGTGAACAGAGCGATACTTAGTAATCTTAGTGGTAACTCGGCTGGATTAAAACCACCAACTGCTACCACAGCTGCAGCAAATGCAGGTAAGTCTGAAGAAACTGAATTAGAAAATAATCGAATGATGGGTTCTCAAACTGATCTTCTGGAAAAGATTGAGGAAAATACCAGAGGTGATTCTACACCAGTTAAAGCACAGGCTGCATCTGGTGGAGAAGGTGGTGGTGGCGGTATAATGGCTGGAATTGGTGCTGGTCTTAAAGCACTTGGTGGTGGTATCGCTGGACTAGGTAAAGGTATTGGATCAGGTATACAAGGTTTGTTAACTGGAATCGCTAAAGGTATTGGTTCATTTGGTAATGCAAATGTAATCAAAGGTGCTGCATCGATGGTGATACTTGCTGGCGCATTATACGTAACGGCAAAAGCACTTCAAGAATTCGCTGATGTCGAATGGGAAAGTATCGCTATGGGTGGGGTGGCATTGTTAGGACTTGCTGGCATTGCTATGTTGCTTGGAAAATCTTCTCCATCTATGTTAATTGGCAGTGCTGCATTAGTAATACTTGCTGGTGCTCTATGGATCACTGGTGATGCTATGCAAAATTTCCAAGGATTAGATTGGGAAACAATCGGTAAAGGATTAGCAGCAGTGGCAGGACTTGGAATAATCGGTGCAATTGCTGGTACAGCAGCACCTTTAATTATTGCTGGCGCAGTGGCATTAGGATTAATGGGTGGTGCGTTGTATGTAATCGGTGAAGCCATGCAGGCAGTTGGAAAAGGTTTTTCTGACATGACCGATGGTCTCGAACGAATAGGAAAGATGGATGGTAGTAATTTACTATCAGTAGCAGCAGGTGTAGCTGCATTGGGTCTTGCTATGGCAGCATTTGGTGCTGGTCAGGCAGTTGCTGGTATCGGAAACTTAGTTGGTAGACTATTGACTATTGGCACTGATAGTCCTGTTGAACAATTGATTAAAATTGGTCAAAATGGCGAAGGTGTGATGAAAGCAGCAATGGGACTCGATAAGTTGAGTGGTGCTATGGTAGCATTCGGTAAAATTCCAAAAGGTGGAATGGATGCTGTCAATGACTTCCCATGGCTAAAAGCAACAGCATTCGTTGCAGCTGGTGGTGCCATGCAAGTGGATGGTACTAAAGTAGCCAATGCTTCTAAAATGAATGCAGATACTTCTGCCGAAGTTAAGGGACAAAATGCTAAGGGTGGTGGCACTGTCGCAGTAAATGCACCAGTAACAAACAACTCTAATGTAACGCAAGTAACAAGACCAGCGATAAGAAATCCTGAATCATCAGCAAGTAGTTGGTTACGATCTAAATTCGCATAATAAAAAAGGGGACTTTCGTCCCCTTTCTTTTTGGTAAAAACTAATTAGTCTTCTTTAGCGATCTTCTGAAAATAAGACATAACATCTTCATCGTCATCCATCGACTTTGACACAGGTGCTGGTTTAGAAGCCATCTTTGGTGCAGATGCAACAGGACGATCTTCTTCTTCAGCCATTTGTGCAGCAGACTTACCAGCAAAAGAATCACCAGAAAGAACTGCATCTAGTTTCTTCTTCAACTCATCATAAGACTTGAAGTTACTACGATCAGTAAACTCAGACAACTTGTACTGACCATTTACGATACGAACCAAGTCTTCATCAGAAGCAGCAGGTGCTGGATCTGCAAAAGAAGATTCGTCATAGTTTGCGTAGCCATCTTTCTTACGCATACGCAATTTGAAGTTAGAACCTTCCCACAAATCAAACACGTTTACAGGCTTTTCGTCTTCGAAAGTTGGACGTGCTTTGTCCATGATCTTATCAAAGATTTTCTTGCCAAATTTAAACAAGAATACCTTACCTTCATTCTCTGGATGCTTTGGATCAGACACAATGAGAATGTTGGCAATAAATGACAACTTACGTTTTTGTTTACGAGCGATTTCTTTGTTGGCTTCAGAACCAGAGTTCCAAAGAGTTGTGTTCAACTCACCAACAGGGTCATTCTCACCAAGAGTGGTTAGAGAATTTTCGATGTACCACTTTCCAGTTGGACCTTGGAAGCCATGAGAAAAGATTCGAACCCATGGGAGTTCATCACCTTCTACACGTGGTAGGAATCGGAAAGTTGCTGTGCCATTGCCAGCTTTGTCACCTTCGAGACGCCAGAAGCGATCGTCTGAATATGATTTCTTTTCGGTTTGGGGATTAGCAATCTTATCGAATTCTCCAGAGATTTTTCCGAAGTCTTGATTGCGCATTTTGCGGAGTGTTTGAATGTCCATCGTATTTCCTTTATATTAATATTACGGTTTATTTTTAGTATGGTCGATTTGTATTTTATCATCTAGTTCAATGTCGTCATCAAAGTCTTCATTGTTTAAATCATAATCTTCTTCAACATAACTATTTATCGTTCTCATACCACCAGTCTTTCGACCACTAGCATGTTTGGCAGGTTTCCCTGAACGACCACCAAAACTATCATCATCTGATTTCGATGACTTATAATATGTCTTGCCCATGATGTCAAATCTCGATTTCTTCCATGAAGTGACTAAAGATCTTTTCAGCCTTAATTCTATCGTATTTAACGAAGCCAGTCAACTTTTTAATTCTCAACAATTCTTGATTCCAAATATATTTAATAGAGGTATTATCTTGCCATTTTGCAATTATCGGATAAAAATCATCTATAATCCTAAGAGTTTCTATCGATACCTTACCTCCAACAAACAACTCTAATGTAACTGGATATGCAGAATCAATAAAGTTGAAGATAGATGTTTGTGGTAACCTATTTACCTCAGTGTGTGTTAATATAGTAGCTAAGTCATCAATGAACCTTTGTGTGATTGACTGTTTTCGTTTAATCCATTCGACAAGATTTTCTTCTGCCTGTTGTCCTTCATATATCGCAGACTCATTACCATAAGCAAAATTTGCAACAAAGAACTGAATAATTTCTCTATCATCGTTGTACTTGTTGGCAAGTTTCTCGAATATATATCTATCATTTCTGGCGGTGAATGCTTCACGTGTACCTTTAACATTACCTCGATTTTCGAAGACGTTAAATTTTTCAGAAGTGAAATGAAGTTTAATCGCTAGGTAATAACGATACGCTTTAAAGCCATCCATCACACATCCAATTTTGCCTGTTTAGGTAGATAGTTCAACTCTCTAAAATCCATTTCAATCTTATCCTTTAGAGATTTATTTATCAGAGATGCAACATCTGCTGGTTCCAAATAATTTTCTTTGCAGTATTCCAAGACAGCATCCATATAAGACAATCTCTTATCACGAACAATTTCTTCAATATGCATTGAAAATTCGTTGGCTGTTTTAAACATTGGTTTTTCTTTTAATGTAGTAGTCGGTGATTCGAAGTTCTCTGCAAAGATCATGATATTCTTTCGTTTTTTGTTTGTATAATTTCCAGATTGGAGTATTTGGTTTTTCAGGATCTAATTTTTTAGAAAATTTATCTAAGTACATCGTGAAAAATTTATCCAATTTCATAACCTCTAATTGCAGATCTTGATATTTGAAGTGTAGGTTAGCCAGTTCAAAGTTATTCATAATTATACCTTATTTATTATTGCAAGACAAGTTAAGCAAGTTACCACCATAGAATGCAACATCCATAACTAAGGCTTCATTATCAGACTCAAGTTTCTCGATTCGTTTCTTGAGAACATCAATTTGTTGTTCATAAATTTTTAACTGCTCGCCCATTGCTAAGACTGCTTCAGTTTCTTGTTGTTGTAAAGTTTTCATTTTAACTCCAATGCGTTTTCAGTATTTTTACCGAATATTCCATAAGGAAATATATTAAATGCCAGTGAATATCTTGTGATGTTAGAACTATTTTCTGGCATCATATGAGCCAAATTAGATGGAAATAAAATCAAATCACCCTTCTTTGGTTGATATTTCCAAGATGGCGAATTAAATTCATTATAATAGAAGTCTTCATCAAATGGAATTTCAATTATAACTGGATTACCCATTTCATTTATGTTTGATGTATTTCTATAAAAGACGATGGGACTAGTGGTCTCATCAACTTCCAAATAGAGCACTCCACTAAAAAAACTATTGCAATGATAGTGCTTGTGTCCAAAATCTTGTGGTTCTAATTTAACTACCCAAGATGTTGCTATTCTAAATTCAATTTCTTTATTAAAGCCAAGTATATCATAAAAAAGTGTATTATAATTTTGTTCAATAATTGTTCTTAAAAATTTCAACTCAGATTTATCTAATATATTTTTAGATACTGTGTAACGACCAGATAGTTCTTTAGAGTGAAATGATTCATAGTCATAGGTTTTCACAGTATTAAGTAGATCATTATCGTATTCAATATTATTAATATATATCGGAGTTGGGAATGCAGAGAACACTTTCATATCATCTCCTCATTGTTGCAATTTCAACTGCTTGTTCATCACTAAAAATTGGTATGGCATTTGATTTGTGCATAGTACCAATACCCTTAATTAGAGATCCAGTGTAGACTGGTGAGTCTTTTTTAGTGCATGGTGCACCACTGAATGGAAGACTCGGAATCTTAGGGGTCTCCCGACCAGCAGGTCTCCCGAGCGAGTATACTTCACTGAGTGATTGTTGTTTAGGTGCAATCGTCTTTGTGGCATACTTCTTTAACATGGTTTCCCACGACGACTGCAACTCTCGTTGTTTGGCAGTCGGTTTCTTCTTCTTGGTTTTACCAAGTGATGTATGTAGCATCTGCATAAGTTCTATTATACTCTAATTATGAATTAATGTCAAGCAGTAACTACGAATCCAGAAAGATCCTTCTTGGCTTTACCTTTGGCTTTGAGACCAACGATAACACCTTTAGGATCCAAGAAACGAAGATCAGTCTCATCGCCATTGATAACTGGACGACCAAGATAGTTCTCTGGCACTTTGTGGAATACAACTGCGACATTCATACCATTTGAAATTGCAAGTCGAGTATCCATATCGTTTCCATCTGCTTTAGAGAAAGTCAGGTGGTAGTTTGGAATGTGTGCAACTTTGCGATTGTTGATTTTGGTGTAATCGTAAAATTGCACTTCTGGAAACATTTGGAAAATGTTTTTACCATTTGCAACTTCATACTTTTCCCATGCGAGATCTGAAGTGCCATTCAAACGAAAGACTGGAATCAGTCCTTGTTTTTCTGCTTTGGTTTTTGTTTTGATAATCTCAACAGTCAACTCATTGAGAAATGCTTGACGATTTTCGAAGAATGCTTTGGTCTTACGGATCCGTGCTTTTTGAATCACATTGGTGGTTTCACCTTTCTTGAAGATGCCACCACGACCAGCAGTATTCAAACATGCAGCAGTACATCCAGCTGTGCGCTTGGGGCAGACTTCTTTACCAGAAAGAGTTGCTGGCGCAAAGTGTAGAACAGAAGACAAATAGCCTTTCTTCTCACCTTTAAGCAATTTTGGGTTGCCGACTGTAAGTAAACTCATACTGATTCTCCAATCAAAATGTTCCATCTGTTTTCAACAACCTGATGCACCAACTCAACTGGAATTTCCAATTGAAATGCAATTTCCTCGCAGGACATCCAATTTTCTGGACCACGATGTGCATCTAACGCATCGTTTATTTCCATGTCTAATTCAGCCATTCGACTCATAATAAACCTTTCTCATTCACTATAAGATATATTATGCTCCAAAGGTCGATTAAAGACAACAACTTTCTGGAGAGAGGGTAAGTTGTTGATTCTACAAGGAAAAATACCCCTCAAAAGATGAGGGGTATCGGCTAGAATCCTAAAGTATTACTTTTTAGAACTAGACAAACTGGAGGGTGAGTTGTGTGAAGATGCATAAACGATACAAATAGTGTCATCTCGTTTAGCATAAGCACAACGAACAGCTAATGGATCGATACCTTTAACGATAGCGGATTCAATGTTTCTTTCAATAGATTTTGTTGAAACATATGAATCATGACCAAGTGCGCAAATCGCAGTCAAAACAGCAAGTGCAATTGAAATGATAAAAACATTATCTGACATAATAAGTTCCTTTAAAAAAGAAGGTGGTTTAAGTTTTGTAAAAATTCCTGTTACCATGATCCATCATCCAATACAAATTTTATTGATAATGGCGCAATGCTGATATGGATAGAATATAAACTTGGATCCATATCATCTGGTTTTGTGTAGTCAAATGATAATCTCCAGTGATATGGATTTAATGTGAGAGAAATCCATACACCAGAATACTTACAATAATTAAGAAAGTTCTTTAATGTCATCGCAGAGTCCTAACTTTTTTGCTTCGATAGCACTAAGCCAGATATCCTGAGGTGGCAATAGCACTTCTCGAATTTTTGTTTCTGATAACCCAGTACATTTTTTGTAATGGGAAATCATCTTCTTGGTAGTTAAATCAAACTCTTTCACAGTAGCGAACAGTTCATGTTCTTTACCAAACGCACCCCAAGAGTATTGATGCGAGAGTATTGATGTATTTGGTGTCAGCAGACGATGTCCTTTATGTCCTGCAATAAAGATCATCAATCCTGCTGAGGCAACTTGTCCAAGTCCAATTGTTCTAACTGGAATTGAAGAACCACGAATAGTATCAATCAATGCAAATGCAGCATTTAAATCACCACCTGGACTTGTAATGATTAAATTCATTAGTTCAGGTGGTTCTTCAGAGAAGTTGGCTTCGAATATCCACTCAACTGCTTGTTTCACACTAGTCAACGTAACTTCTTCCATTAGTAAGAAGAAGGAATGTTTAGAAGACTGATCTTCCTTTAGTTGAATGTTCATTTTTTGCATCATCTTTTCCTTCACTTTCTTTATAAAAAATATGTCTACCGATAACAGTCGTCTTTTCTAACTTCCATCTTGGATTGACGTAATCAGCATGATAAAATAATGCACCATACGTGATGTCTGTCAGCTTCTCATAATTAGCATAGACATCAAGAGCAACTTCCATTGCTTTATTGTATACTTCATTTCTTTTGGCTTTTACGTTTTCGCAGAACCAACTAAACTGACATGTTGATCTTACCTTTTGTTTGACTACAGAGCAAATATCTTTTGGATATCTTGGATCTTGTAAACGATTCATTGTGACGAGTGCGACTGCAAGTTTACCATCATCTGGCTCATAGCCAGCCTCATAATAAATGTTGTCTGCAAGACAACGCACTTGTTCTTGAGATTCTGGTGTTAACTGTGAATAGTTAATCTTTAAATAAATGTCTTTACTTGATAGTACTGAATTCAAATAAAAACTTAAACATAGTATTAATAGTATGATTGGAACATATAAACGATATTGTCGCATAGTTCTCCTTTTAAAGTTAGAGAGAAGTGCAAAATGCACTTCTCCTATCCCGATCAGGCAGACTTTTTGCTAGTCTTTGTATCTATATTTGGGATGTTTGAAACGAAACCATTAAGCACTTGTGCTTTTGAAATGATTTCAGCTTCTGATGGATAAGTTGGAAACCCTGGATGTTCGGGCAACTCACCACCATTGATTTTAGCAATTTCTAGTTTGGATTGCCAAACATTGCTAATAACCTCACGCTTCCCATAATAATCATCATTTAACATGTCTTTGGCCATTTTTAATAGTTCAAGACGAATTTCGAATGGTGTCAGATTTGACATAAAATACTCCTTTGTGTTGTGTGTGTAAAATGAAGGTTTTATTGGGATCCTTCAACCCACTGTAACAATTATTTAGGAATTGTTACTTCTTTACGGCTTCTGCTTTTGGTGCGTCTGCTTTCTTTTCGTCTTTATGTTCTACTTTTTTAGGAGTAGGCTTTTCAGACTTTGGAGCAGGTGGACACTTACCAGATTTATCTTTAGTTACGCAGTTTGCTTCAGTTTTTGCTGGAGCCTTTGATTCTTCTTTCTTAACAGGTTCAGCTGCAAAAGAAAGTGATGCGAATGCCAATGCTACCAATGCGATAAGTGATTTCATATCATATCCTAACAATTAAAAATAAATTGACAATATTAATGTTGCCACTATAAGTTAGTACAAGATACCATTGGGTGATCGGTTGCTAACATCAAGCGAAGACTTCACTAATCCATGATGGTTTTAAAGAGACCATCAACTCTTAAATTAGAATGAGCGAGTGTAAGCGATAGTAGTTTGCTTGTTAGCACCATCACCACTTTGAACATCATATCCAAGTCGGATAGCATCTTTCTTAGTTAATGCATAACCTACGCTATAACGCATAGTTTGACTAGTATCAGCATTAACATTTGAGTCATATGCAGTACGATAGCGATATGCTACACGTGTGCTAATATCACCAAACTTTGCAGTAACTCCAGGTTCTACAGAGTAGTAACCAAAGTCTTGAACACCTGATTTTTGCTTCATACCAGTACCAAGACGAACATCACCACGAAGAAATGAAGTTAGATCCATTCCTGTAGATACACCAATTTCATAACGATTTGTAACAGTGCGTGCTACGTCAGCAGTTTCAGTATTGATACCTGCATCAAGATCGACATTGGTAAATGCACGAGTCTTAACAGACATGTTCGTTACATGGCTCTGCACACTTGTAACATTTGCTTCTTTAACACCATATGTTGCAGTTACAGATGACTGTGCGCTTGCCATTGCAGAGAATGCTACTAGAGAAGCAGCAGTGATAAGTTTCAATTTCATTTATTTTCCTATAAGTTGTAATAAGGTTAAAATTATATGGCTGGCACACTACGTGGCTGGCATAATAAAGTGGTAGGTTATTCTGTTACGAGGAAACCTACCGAAACCCTAAGCAGTGTTTAGGCTGCTAATGCGAACTGTGCGTCGTTTGCGTTTACGGTTTTTTACTTTTAACGAGTATCTGTCTCGTGCTGTCCACGCATTTACTTGTTGCCCTGTCGAAACCTAGTCACCCCCATCAGAAAGACACTTATGTTTCGATAACCCATTGTCCTTTATCCACTGAAATCTAATAAAACAAGTTGGACACAATGCGGTATATCTATTTTTCATAATTATCTTTTTGGTGGAGGTGGGGAGAATCGAACTCCCGTCCAGAACACTTTTCTCTTTGCTTCATACAGCAATATCACAATTATACATTATATATTCTTACGTGTCAAATAATTCTTAATACTAATACATATCTATCTGAAGATGATGGACTCACGAAGTGTGGTGCGCTTTCATCTGCTGGTGCAATTACCATATTACCTGTTACTGGTTTTATAGTAATCCCCTGATTTGGATAAATCAATTCTCCACCATCGAATTCTTGATTTAAAAACACAACAGCAGAAGATTTCCATGCATTAAATACTTCTCGTGATTCTTCAATCGAATAGTTATCATTATGTAATACGGAACCAATTCCTGCATTATAATGCATTAAAAACGCTCGATCAAAATTGATATTTAATTTTTTACTTAGATCAATAACAATGTAATGCTCTAATACTCGTGTTCTTTTTAAATTATTATAATCTAATGAAACTGCTGATGGAGTATCATTTAGTAAATAATTTATTAATGTCTGACAGTCATCATTAGATAATACATGCTCAAAAAAATTAATATTAGATTCCATGTTTACTTTTATATTCTAATCTTAGACTTTTAAATCCATCGATCCAGTCATCTCTTTTTTCGACAAATATTTTTGTCGGATTATCGTCTATACCCATTATGATAACCAGTCTTCCTACTGGAATTCCTGTTAGTTCTTCGAATGCCACAGCATATGCTGCAGTCTGCATAAAATAGCCATGGATGTGATCTCTAGTCTTTGGTTTGCTTGAAGTTTTAAAATCAATAACTGAAAGTTTACCTTCATACTCAGCAATACAATCAACAGTCCCAGCAACCTCAAGATGATCAGAATACAATGGTGTTTCTAATGCATGTATGTTATCTATTTTTTCGAGGTAGGGTCTAATTCTTCCAAATATCTCTGAATCGAACGTGTCAGGTTCACAGAGTTCACTGCGGAGATATGATTCACAATATCCATGGACTTTTGTTCCACGTTTACTTGCTTGGCTGGAGATTCTATTTGCTTCTGCTTCTCCGACTCTTTTTCGCCATTCGAGGATTCCTTGTTTTGAGTGGAGTCCTGTAATGGTGGTGATGCTTGGATAGGCTCGACCCGACGGGGTTTTGTAAAGTCTAACTTGGTTAGAGTCGGTACGTTCCAATTTGGGAAGATCATGATGTATAAATGTTGGCATTAGGTAAGTAAATCAATACACTCATTATAATGTTTAATGCGATCTTCAAGTCCAATGTAACCACCATTAATCTTTTTGGTCATTAATTTTAGATCACCTGCGTCTGCTTCTTTGTTTAGTCCATTTTTATTCCAGAACCAAATAGCTGACATAAGAGCAAAATCACGATCAGCAGTAACCCAGTCAGGATTATCTACCACATTCTGCCAGTCTTCAAACATCTCTTTAGCAAATGCTGTATAGTTTGCACGACCAGTTAGTTGAATTGGTCCACGACCACGAAACCTATATCCATCACCTGATTCTGGTGCGCCATTACCCATACGATTAGCATAGATCTTATTGGCAATCATTTCTGGTTTGCGTGCATAAGGTTGTGCAGATTCAAGTGTAGGAAAATACTTCTTGAAGATACCATTTAATCCTTGTGCTGAATAGTTAAGGTTTTCTTCAAACACTGTCCAACCACCAGACTCATGACCGCACTGAGCGAGGAATGCTGCCACACGTTTTGGTGTTGTTATATCATATGTTGGAAATACATTACACATAGACTCTGCCCATGATGTTGGGTCTTGTGCTCTTGGAAATAGATGGTGAAATTGTTCTGATGTTATCATTTTCTGTCCTCGTAATCTTCGTATTTTAGTTTAGCCAAAATATAATCCTTGACTAAGGATGACCGAACAATATCGTCTACAGTAAACTCAATACGAGTAAATGCTTTCATATGCTGAGCGATATCAAAGAATTTAAGAATACCTGACATATCATTACGTTTCTTATTTAGATCAGTTTGACGATAATCACCACACCAAAGAATTTTAGACATATGTCCCACACGAGTCATAACTGTATCAATCTCTTCATAAGTTAAGTTCTGCATCTCATCAACAATAATAATAGCATTATCAAATGACATACCACGAATAAAAGATGTAGAGATAAAACTAATATGACCCTGTTCTTCTAAACGATCCCATGCATCTTTGCGATCAAAAAACTGGTGACAGATTTGACGATAAGGTTGTTCATAGATTTCCATCTTCTCACCTACATCTCCTGGAAGATGTCCCATCTCACGTGATTGTACTGCAGATCGAACTACAATAATTTTATTGAATGGATTATTTTTATCGAGAACTTCTTCTATTGCTTTATAAAGTGCGATAAAAGTTTTACCTGTTCCTGCGACACCATGCAATGCTATAAAGTAGTCACCTAGTTTATAAGCATCGAAGAATTTTTTTTGATTATCTGTTAATGGTTGAAATGTTTTTAAATTATCTAATCGTAATTTTAATTGATTACTAGCAACTGGCTTTGACTCACGTTCTTCATTATGTAGATCTATTACTTTTTTTGCTGCTGTGGTACGAGCCATTAGAATTCCTTATAGTTGTGAAGATGACTTATCTAATTGACTTCCTGGAGTTTTTTCATGTATCCTTTGTAGGACTTCTTTAAATCCAGTATCAAATTTACGTGTTGAACTTAATTTAGTGGGATCTCCAAATGACACTGCTTGAATTACTGTTTCTAATTGGGGATTGTCGGCTCTGAATGAGTCGAGTTCTGAGATCTTCATCAATTTTTCAAACTGTTCACCAGTTTCTTTATTACGAAATACATAAGTTGGCATAATAACTCCTTCGTTTTATTTAGTTCGGATTAAGATTGAAAGCGACACAAATTCGCTCTTCAGAACTAATACTTGTAGGTACTTGGTGCTCTAACCAACTTGGCCACATTAAAAATGTTCCTTCGATCGGATTAATCACATACTCAGGTAGTAATTTATAATCTTCTCGGGGTCTCCCGAAATTAATAGCATAATGTATAAATTTCCAGTAAACTCTGGGATCATTAAAAATTATTGGTGGAGAATTCTGTGGGACTTTTAAATAAAAACATCCAGAAAGTATAGATCCTGGATGGGTATGCGCTTGATGAGTGCCACCTGCTTTTATTTTATTAAACAGATAATATGGTTTAAGAGTCCACATACTAGAATCTATACAATTATCTGCAAAGTATTTTCTAGAGACAGTGCTTATATAATTATTAAGTTTATTTAATCTAAAATCATTTTGTTGCAAAAGTGATGCAGAGTTAATGCTATAAGTAGAATCGTACGATTCCTGTCCAAGATATTTAATACCATGTTGGTTTATATAATCTTCAGCGACAGGTAGAATTTCTTTTGCAAGGACTAATTGATCATCAATAAACAATGGTGTTGGAAATAAATTTATGTATTGCATTTAAGCAGGAACCATTCTAAATTTTATTTTATCGTTTTGTTTTTGATATACTGCTTTGTGGTTTCTATTTTTCCACTCACAAACATACCACTCTGGAATTGGTCTATTTGTCCAAACAGCAAATGGTTGTTTGTCATTAATATAGTAGTTGTGGTATGCTTGAATAGAATCAGTTGGTACTTTATATTGCTCTGGCATGCACTGTGGCATTGGAGTTGCAATACTTTCTGTTATATTAGTTGGCGCAAAAGATAAGAATGGAATCAATCTTTCTGCGACATGATGCTTACCATAACGAAATGTATATTCTTTCATAAGATCTCGCCACAGATTATATAACCACCAATAATTATCTTGTGATTGACGACACCAAATACCAGATGGGTGTTTCATATGCGATGCAAGATACAAATTATCTTCACGAGAATCATCTAATTTCCATCGCATTGCTTTGCGACCAGAAATAGACTTACCTTCATACTCATACCCATCAAGAAGACGATGAGCAGTGGACAAAAGTTGTGCGTATTCTAGAATCATCTTAACGACATGTTTGTCAAGATGTTGTTTTGCACATTCTTTAGTATCTTCGTGAAGATAAAATATATTCACTGAGTAAGCATCCGAAACAAACCAAACATATCAATTGCTACTAACAAGAGGTAGTTAACAAGCATGCCAAATGATTTCCTAGTATAAGCAGCCCAAGCGTACATGGCACAACCAGAGATCCAAACAGGATAAAGAGCCAATAAAGGGGGATTGGGAACTGTGACAGCCATAGTGATCGCACAACCAATGCTAATAGCCCAAGCAAGCAACTCAACAGCAAAACGAAAGG